ATCTACCTTTTCTACTTCTTTTTCAATGCCAAGTATCTCGTTGACTTTTTCTTCTAATTTACTCATATTAATATTTAGAGTTTCATACCTCTAAAGTATGCCGGTAAACCTAGATGTGGTCTATTATCGTACATATTAGCTTTAGAGTCACCTGATTTAGAATTAACATCATTATAATGTAAAAACACCTGAGCACAATCTTGCCCTATAAAAGCTTCACGCCAATGTTCAAGTATCATACCTTTGTAAACTAACATATCGCCTGGTTTTAAAATTATTTTTTCACCTTGATTATTTGTTTCAGCAGGGAAACCATTGTCAGGTGTACCTACATTTTTCTTTGACTCTAAATAAATTGGCCATTCATCACCACCTAAATTCATTGTTGTAGAAATCTCACAGCTAAATCTATCTTTATGTCTATTTAATACATCACCCATTTTGTATATACGAGCATATGAATAAGTAGGAGTTAATTTTAAGCCAGTTAATTTTTCCATTTTTGGCTGAACATATAATAACAAAGTTTCCATAGCTATATCAGAATAATGAGAATATGTGTTTGGTACCTGTTTATCGTTCCAAGTGCCAAACTCGGTAGTAAAAGGTGAAATATATCTTGTATCAAAAAAAGTCTTTGCGACTTGTTTTTTCATTAAGAAATAATTATAAATGAACCCTGCTAACTCTTTACTAACAGCTTCTTTAATTACAAAAAAATGATTTTTTTTAAATTTAGCGTTCATTATTTTATACCTTTAGCTGCTTCTACAATTATATCTCGCACAGCTTGTAAATTAAAGTGAATAAATCTAAATGGTTCAATCCCCATATCCACAGTAAATTCGTGTGGTATATAAGCAGGAAAAAATACTAATGTTCCTGGTTTAGGTTTAATATGTATTTGATCTGACATAGGAGACATTTTACTTACATCTTTATGAGGTAACTTTGTCATCATAGCTCCTGCTCTTGGATCGTGGAAAACAGGATAAGATGTTTTATCACTACACTTTAAAAAGTAAAATCCTGATATATGATTATCCCAATGAACGTGAGTGCTATGATGGCCACCACCTTGTTTAGCAAACTCTTGTACCCAAAATTCTGTAAAAAATATTGAATACTTGTCCATATCATAACCCCACTCATCTAACAAATTCCAAGATGTAGCAGCGATATATGATTCTAATTCTTTTAAATCTGGATCACCATTTAAAGGTGTTGAGTGATAACTCATTCCGTGGTCTTTTACTTTTAAATAATCTTTATTACCTAAAAACTTTTTTCTTTCTTTTAGAGTTGTCTGATTAGTTTTTTCAGACTCTTTTATAAATTTATCTGTGGTTTTAATTGCTGATGGTAACCATTCTGGTTTATCAATGGTATAAACTGGTGTACTAAAGTACCAATCTGTATTCATTACTTCTTTTGTAGATTTTATTTTTGATGCCATCGTATATTCTCCTTATTTCACTATTATATATCCATTACTTAAAAGGGTACCCCAGATTCCAAATTACTAATGAATATCTTGTACCTCTTGTAACTGGTGCCACTCTATGCCAAACAAAACTAGGAAAAACAATAACCGAACCACGAGGTCTAATTTCTGTACAAGATTTTATTTTTGACTTTTTATTTCTTTCCCAATCAACCTGATTTCTAAAATCAAATTCTAAATTACCACCATCATATTCATCAGGATCATTTAAACTAATTGTGACTGACAACTTTCTAATTTTACCGTGGTCTATTGGATATGTACCATCTTCTAATTTATCTCTTTTATAAGATGATTCCCAACTATCACAATGCCAACCATAATATTGGCCTACACCATATTTTGTAAATTGGCAAGACTCCGACCAATCCCATTCAAAATTCCAACCTGCTTTAGCATTTGCTTCGTGTATTAATGGGTGTATTTCTTTGTATATCCATCTATCGTTCATCCAAACAATATCAGATTTTCTTTTTTTTTGTATATTATTAATTGCTGATTTTTTTAAAGAACCATCAGCTTTTTTATTTTTTTTATCATCTGAACCACCTGTAATAGCCATTTGTGGTTGATGTTGTTTACCATAATCAATAATCATTTGGCATAATCTTGGTGATAAGGCTGATTGAAAATAATAATAATAGTTTTTTAAATTCATTTTTTAATCTCTTTCATTTTATACTAATTCAAACCAACCTGTGGCTATATATTTTTCTTGTGTGTGTGATATAATACCTTTATGAGGGTGTGTAAATTCAGCAGGCCATATGTGTAGATTGCCTTTAGTAGCAGAAAGTGTTATGTTTTGATTAGGAAATTCTGTGCCACCATCATCAGTAATAGTATTTAAATATAACATATAAGCTAATATTCTATTTGGGTGTAACCAAGTCCTTTCATAATGTAATGAAGAATAACCACACATAGGCTTATAGTATTGAATATTATTACATTCATAAGTTTTTACATTATCTGTAATGTTGTACTTATTAACATAATCGTTTATGGGATCTTGTAAAGAAGTAAAGAAATTTTTTATTGCTATATCGTTAGATTGATTAAAAAAATATACATCAATAGAATCTTTAATTTCAGGATTTATGGTTCCGTTGTATATAGAACCTGTGTGACGATACTCTTTATTTTTTTTAAAATATTTAATTAAGCCGTCACAAACACTTTTACTTATTTTATAAGTTTCAATAAAATTTAAATTCTTTTTCATAATAAGTCATAATATATATAATAGTTTTTAATTACTGAAATTTGTATCTTATTAATACAATTCCTTTAGCACCAGCTCCTGCTGTTTGACCACCTGTAGCAGCAGCACCTCCACCACCACCAGTATTTGCTGGGCCACCTGCTTGATTTGGTCCGCCACCACCACCAGAACCACCAGTTGTTGTCGCTGTACCTGGTCTATTACTAATAGCACCAGCACCACCACCTCCAGAAAAATATCTTGTACCTGAAACTGGACCTGGAGAACCAACACAACCAACAGCTAAAGTAGTTGAAACAAAAGAACCAATACCACCTACACCATTTGTGTTAGAGTTGGCATTTGTTCCTTCGGCACCAGCACCACCGCCACCACCACCGTAATAGTTATTTGGTGTACTAACCTCTGATCCATCACCGCCATCTCTTCCTTGAACAGGACTTACAGGAGGAGTATTACCAGTACCACCAACTGCCGTTGATCCATTTGCTCCACCACCACCTGAGCCACCGTTACTTCCTACTTTATTTGGTCCACAACAACCTGTAGCACCACCGCCTCCGCCAGCAGATGTGATTGTTGAAAATACTGAATTAGAACCATTACTACCTTTAGTGCCTGGTCGATTGCCGCCAGCACCTCCGCCACCAACTGTAATTGGATATGTTGCGGCTGCTGTTATTATACCTGAAGAATTTGCTAAAGGTGAAGTTGTCGGAGCTGGTATACAGTAATGGTTTGCTGTTCTAAATCCTCCGCCTCCGCCTCCGCCACCTGCGTCAGATGTATTTGATCCGCCACCGCCACCACCACCGGCAACTACAAGATAATCAACTGTAGCTAAGGGGCCTAAACCTGCAGAAACAACAAAATTACCATCACCTGTAAATGAGTGTACTTTAAAATCTCCACTTGTTGATATTGTACCACCTGTAGCAGCTATAAGAGTAGAATCTGTATCGTAAGTACCATTTGTAAATACACCACCAGGTGTTGTACCTGCCGCTTGTAAAATTTTTGTAATCCAACCTTTAGCAGAATCAACATAAACTAATTCAACTACTGAATCATTTGTAGTTAATTTGTATTGTCTAGTGGTTGTACTATCTAAATTGTTTGATCCTGTGTTAACAATAACATTGTTGAGAGCAAAATGACCAGCGTAGTCAACTAAAACTACCGTGTCACCTCTACTCGGTGAAGTAGGTAAAAATACCTCTATAACACCAGCGTTTGTATCTAGGAAATAACCTTTGCCTGCCTCAGCAGTTAAAGTTGTAGAGCCATCAGCAACCGTCACAGCTTGCCAATCTGTACCGGCAACTATTTCGCCACTAGCACCTAAATTAATTGCTGTTCCGTTAATTGTTATTGCTGAATTTGCTAGTTTAGCATTAGCAATTGAACCTGCTAATTTATCATTAGCAATTGAACCTGCTAATTTAGCATTAGTAATTGTACCTGTTGCTATTTTAGCATCCGTTATTGTACCTGGAGCAATATCAGAAGCTACTATTTCAGCGTCTTTGATTGATTTTGCTGTAATTTTATTGATAGCCATAATTTTTATTCTCTCTTATTATTTATACTATTTATTCGTCTGTATCTGTATTAACATTATACTTTTTACTATCTTCAAAAAAGTCAATGGTTGTTGTAAATCCGAAGTCATCATCAGCGTTAGCCGTTGTAGGACTAGGCACGACAATAATACGACTTTCTCTTGCTTTATTTACTCTATCTGTATCAGAGTAATTATCAGTTTGTACGGTCTTAATAACTTTTTGTGAAGTTGACGGTCCAAACAGATATGTTTTAGCAGTAAAGTTTAATGTGTAAATTACAGCTCTTCTAGTTTGAAAATCACCAGAGTATGTGTCTTCATAATTTACACTATTTAAAATTATTGGTATATCTCTTTTGATATTTAAATCAGGTATAGCATTTATAGTCACCGTAAAATCTGGTTGAAAAAATGGTAATATTTGTTCTATAATTTGTAGACCAGCTTCAGCACTTGCTGTAAAAGAATATAAGTTATATGATATATTATAAGGAACTGGTGTATAATTAAAATCTAAAATCTTACCGTCTTTGTTTGATTTTACTTGTTTAAATTTTTGTATTCTAGTAAGTTTTCTAGTAGGGTCATATGCGATACTTGATATTTCAAAACCCATACGAGGTAATGTAATGGCAAACTCTCTGTTATTTAAACTTGATTGTTGATCTAATCTAACTAAAAATTTTTCTTTAGGGCCATATGCCAAAGGCACACGAATAGTTTGTATAACTTTTCCTGTGTCATTTTTTCTTTTTATCTGTATGTTGTTAAAGATTTGACCAAAACCTATGGTCATTCTTCTCATACTTTCGTTGTAAAAATAATTT